ACTTCTTCAAAATTATTCAATCTTGTTGAATTAGAATCTTCATTTTCTTTTACATAAATGTATCTATTAATATCATAGCCACAACCATCGCCATCACTATAAATAACATCTATTCTATTTTCCCATACAACAAATCTTTTAACTTTTTCAACATTTATCAAATCGTAAAGTCCATTTCCAAATTCAAATTTTATATATTTCATCTCTCCTCCTTATAATTGAACATCTTCCCGATGTCAGCAATACGTTAAACCTATGTATTTTCTGGCTGTTTCCAAAATAGAAATAGTTAATAATCTAATTTCTAAATTTCTTCATAAATTATTAAAACTGCACAATCTTGAATTCCACCAAATTTAATATCAACAAGTTTTATTTTTTGACTTTTTAAAAATTTATTTATACTATTTTCTAAATCACCTGGATTAAATTCTAAAATTATTTTTACTTTCATTTTTCCTCCTTAAATGCTTGAAAGTGTCCTTTATACACTTTCTTCAATTCTTTCACTTGTTCTGGGTTTAGATATATCCCAGCCAAGTGGTATTTCCTCATAAAATCCATTCTACTTATACAGTTGTCAGCTTCATCGTGATGCTCTCTACATAAACACATCACTCTATAATTTAGCCCTGTATCTGATTTATAGCCTGAGCTTCCAACTCTATCAAAATGTTGTAACTCTCCTGGCTTTCCACAGATACAACATATTTTCTTTTTAAGCGTTACCCAGATAAAAGTTTCTTGATAATCCTCAGCAAATAAATTTCTTATCTCTTGTCTAAGTGGTATCTCCCAATAGATAGCCATTTCAAATAACCACTTAACAAAATCATTGGCTTGTTTTTGTGTTAGTGAATTAAGTGATAAACTAAACCCACCATTTTGAATTGCTAGGCTCTGTAATGCCTTTATAACATTGCTAGTCAATTCATCTACTGTTAGATTATCCTTGTTGTAAATTGAAGAAATTAGGAATGCTTGAGCATTTTTAACAGTATTAAAACCATCATAGATTTTTACAAATTTAGCTTTCATTACTTCTTTTGTGTAAGCTAATTCTATAAAACTTGGTCTTGCTCCTGCTTCATTTCCTTGCCAAAAATTAGCAAAGTCGTCAAGCAACCAGTATATTAATTTCTGTGTCTGTCTTGTATATCCTAATTTCTCCATTTTCTTTTGCTCCTATTTGTTATTTGTTTTTTAATTCTTTATATATTTTTTTAAGTTCTTCTAAACTACAATCCAATAAACTATTTTTACCAAACTTAGATGCTACCTCTAAAACTTCATTGTATAAATCTTCTGTATTAGCAAGTTTAGTTATTTCTTCTATTGCATTCTTTTTTCTTTCTGTATCATCTACTTTCTTTTTATCGTCTTTAAATTGTGCCAAGTCTTCTCCTACATAAAGAGGTAAACCTATCCCAAACATTGCTATATTCTTTGCCAAACATCTCATAATATTATCATTTACTTGTCTTGAATTAGGTTTAGCTACTGCATTATGTTTATTATCCATTATTGGTAAAAACATTTCCTTAGTTTCTCCAAACATTGTTACCTTAGTTTTAACTATATGGACATCTCCTCTTGAAAAGAAAGGCATACCATCATTATCTTGCACTATTTCATAATTCATTGCAGGGTCTTTATCCATTGCTAACTTGTAAGCAGTTGCCCAGCTTAAATATGAAAGCCCTTTATAATCTTGTTCTATGTGTGGGTTAATATTAATTCCATATAATTCATCAAATATTTCTTTTTTCATTTCTTCCTCCTATATATATTTATCAAACAAGTAAAATGGATAGTTAATAACACTCCATAAAATCTTAAATATCCACTTAACTTTAAACTTAATTACATCTATAAATGTTGCTTTTGCAATTTTTTTATTTTCTTTTATCTTCATTTACTCCCTCCATTTCTAAAATCTTTTCAACTGCTTCAACTATTGTTAGTCCTTGTAACTCTTTATCTCTCCAATGTTTTATATAAATTTTCCAGTGCAGCATTTTTATTCCTCCCATTTAAAATTACTTATAAATTCTTTTACTTCTTTTATGCAGTTTTCCAATAATTCTTTTAAATCGTACCCATATTCGCAATAAATCCACTTATCAGAGTATGAACTACATAAATCTATACTCCATTTATTGCTATTACTTACATAATTTATTTGGTATTGCATTTCAAATTTGTAATTGTCCTCAATTAATTTTTTTAATTCATTTAATAATTTTTTCATTTTCTCCTCCTATATCATTCCTTTATAAAGTTTTTCTAATTTTTCAATAGCCAAGTCTTTAAAACCATGTTCACAGTTTTTCAAGACTTTTAGTTGTTCATCTCTCCATTTTTCAGCTAATTTTTTATTAGTATAATGAGCCATAGTAATTCCTAAAAATTTCATTTGTGTTTCTCCAGTTAATTGTGTTAAATAAAATATTTTTGCACTTATTTTATCTTTAAAAAATAATTCTTCCATTTTCTCCTCCTTAGAGGGAGCTTTTACACTCCCTATATAAAATCTCTTATGCTTAGCCCTCTGCTTCCGTATGGGTCTTCTTTTTCATATTCCCAAGCAGTTATGTTTAATTTTTCTATTTCTATTTCATTTTCTAAGTCTTTTAAATCTTTTATAAAAGTTCCAAACTCGTGATATTTTTCATTCATTGTGTAAGTATTTTCAGTTTTAGATGCTGTTATTTCTACATCTATAAAACCTTGTTTTTCTGTGCTATCCCAAGTTGCTACTATTGAAGTGTATTCGTCTTCTAAGTAACTTAAATCTTTTAATTTTGGGAACAGTTTTAATACTTCTGTTCCTACTTTTGTTTTATCTTCTGTGTATAAATTCCATTGTCCTGACGTAAATTCTAGTGTGAAGTTTTTCATATTTATTTCTCCCTTATCTCTATCTAACAACTCTATCAGTAAGACTTGAATGTTTGATTTTGAATAAAGACTTTTTGCTTCATAGAGTTGTAAGTATTTATTTTTATATATTAATTTTAATTATAAATTTTATATTTTTACTTATATAACTTTTTTTTACTTATATAAGTATTTAAAAAAATATAACTCCTATTTGCTTATATAATATAACTAATTTTTACTTATGTCAAGTATTTTTTTTAAAAAAATAAAAAAAATAGTTAATTTTTTATCAATATTAGTGTAAAATACTTATATAATTAAATTTTTTTAAGAGAGGTCTTTTATATGAAAACAACAGGAGAAATTATCAAAAGAAAAAGGGAAGAACTTGGAATAACAGCTGAAAAATTAGGAGAAATGACAGGAGTTACTCAAGCCTATGTAACTATGTCTGAAAATAACTCTACGAAGCCAAGTAAGGCTTTCTTAGAAAAAATTAAAGACATTTTACATATAACTTCTGAAGAAGATAAAGAAATAAAAGAATATGAAGAATTTAGAAGATTACCAGAGAAATTTCAAAAAAGATTATTGTTGCTTGAAAAGGGTCTTTTATCTCAATATAAAGCATTAGATACAAGAGGGAAAAACCAATTTGAAAAGGTAATTGAAGAATCTTCTTTAATGTTTAATGATGAAACTATATCAGAAGAAGACAAAGAGAAAGTTTTAATGGCTATTCAATCTGCATTTTTTGACGCTAAACAAAGAAATAAGAGAAAAAAATAGTTAGGTGATTAAATGAATATAAAGTTAAGAGTATTAAATTTAATTGCAAAACACAGAACAAAAAACCCTTTTAAATTAGCTAATTCATTAGGAATAATTGTAAGATATGGAGATTTAGGAGAGGTTAGAGGATTATTTAAAAAAGTCTTAAAAAGAAAGTATATATTCATTAATTCTAATTTAAGTGAGTTCGACCAAAGAATAGTTTGTTGTCATGAACTAGGACATGCTATTTTACATTCAACAAGTGAGTATCAATTTTTAATAGATAACACAAGTTTATTAAGAAAAAGCAAATTAGAAGATGAAGCAAATTTATTTGCAAGTTATTTATTAATCCCAGATGATGAAGTATTTGAAGAATATGAGTTCAAAGAAACAGAAACAAATTTTTTAATGTTGGAAGAAATAAAAAGATTGAGAGAAATAAAAAATTAATGAAGGAGGGAATATAAATTAATATTTTATTTTTCCATTAAGTATGTTAGTATATAAAAAAGGAAGTTATTTATTTTTAATTCCTTTAAAAATTATATTATTTTTATTATTAGAAATACCTATTTTATATACTTTTGGAGGAATGATGGAAAAGGAAAAAGAAATAAAAATTAAAGAAATTTTAAAAAAATACATATCTAGTAAAATAAATTTAAAAAAACTTTCTGAAAAAATGAATTTATCTGAAAATACTCTAAAAACATATTCTACTAAAAATAAATATATTTCAAATAAATTTATAATTAATTTTTCTAAGGTTATGGTTAAGGATAAAAATATAACTCTTGAAAATAAAAATTTTTTGTTGAAATATGCCTCTGAAATTCAAGTTCAAAAGAAAAAAGAAAGGAAAAAGGAAAATTTAAATTCCATTAAACTTGATAAAATATTAATGTTATTAGAGGAGAAAGTAGAAAAAAAGAAAGATAATATTTATCAAAAAAGAGATAATATTTTAAAATTTATTGATGAAAATAAGAGTGATTATTTGAAGTATATAGAGTTATTAAAAAAAATAAAAAAGGATTTAGCAGAATTAGATGTATTAAGTTCATTTAATTTAAATTTAAAAGATAAAAGTAGAAATGAAATTAATAAGTTACTAGATAAAATAATTAATGAAGTCAAAAATATCCAATCAAAAATAACAAAAGATAATATTATAATGGAGGTAGAATTAATTGAAAACAAATGATAATATGGATTTAATTCATGAATATGACAATATTAGATTTAAAAAAGGTAAACAATATTTAGAAGTTAAGGATTTTAAAGATGAGCATAAAGAACTTGTTGTTTTCTTTGGTATTGCAGATTATATTCCTAGAGTTTGGGTTGATTTAGATAGAATATTAGAAATAGATAAAAAAGAAAAAATTACATCAAGAGCTACTAAATTAAATGGAAGTTCTAAAAAATTAAATACTGTTCCAGTAATTGAAGCCTTAAAAGACAATGAAGATCAAGATTTTGAAATTTTTGATAAACTTTCAGAAGTGATATTAGGTGTTGTTAGAAATCTTTTAAAGGGAAGTGAAGATAAGATAAAAAGAACATTAAATACCTTAGAAAGTAAAAAAGGAAGAATAATGTTATCTGTTGTTTCAGCTTATTGTTTAGGAGAAGAACTTATAAGAAAATTTGGAACTATTGAAGCTAGTAAAAAATTAGAAGTAACAATTAAAACTAAAAAGGCTTATGAAGAAGAATTAAGAGAAATTTTTAAAAAATATGAATTTGATGAGGCTATTAAGTATTTTAAAAATAAAATCAAAGATTATGGAGATAAATTTTTAACGACAAAGAAAGAAGTGAGTAGACTTGTTGCAGAAGAATTTTTATATACAATAGCAGATAAAGATAGCATTGATAGATTTTTATCTGGAATAGCAGATAGAGTTCGTGTAGAAATCACAGGGCAACCTCGTTTATTATATGAAGATGAATTTTAGTGGTAATTTTTATAAAAAATAATATAAAAGTTATAGTATTTATATAATATTGACATATGTTTTAATATATGTTAATATATCCTTGTTAGGAGGATATAATGAGCTCAAAAGAAATTATCAAAATGTTAGAAGCTGATGGTTGGGAACTTAGATCAGTTGAAGGTAGTCACCATCATTTCAAACATCCTAGCAAAAAGGGGAAAGTTACTGTTCCACATCCTAATAAGGATTTGCATCCTAAGACTGTGAATAGTATCTTAAAACAAGCTGGCTTGAAATAGCCAGTTCCCTCTCTTAAAAGAATGGAGTTGATTATATGAAATATCATTACTATGCTATATTTGAAAAAGATGAAGACGGTTACAATATTTCATTTCCTGATTTACCTGGTTGCTTAACTTGTGCAAAAGATATTGAAGAAGCATTGAAAATGGCAAAAGATGTATTGGAAGGTTATATGTTAATATCAGAGGAAGACAATGACCCTATTGAGCCTGCAAGCTCTTATAAAGAATTAAATAAAAATTTAAAAGACAATCAAGTATTACAATTAATAACTGCTGATACTGATTTTGTAAGAATGAGAAAGAAAAACAAATCAGTAAACAAAATGGTAACATTACCAAAATGGTTGATAGATTTAGGAAAGGAAAAGAAAATTAACTTTTCACAGTTACTTCAAGAAGCTATAAAAAGAGAATTAAATATTGATTAAATTAACCACTTTAAACAGTGGTTTTTTTATTTAAAAAAATAAATATTAAACTTGACATAAGTAAAAAATAGTTATATTATTTATTAGGAGGTTTTTTTATGAAAGAATTAGGAATAAAAATTTCGTACAATATAAAAAGAATAATGAAAGAAAAAAATATTAAACAATATGAATTAGCAAATCTACTTAAAAAAACACCTGAAAATATGTCAGGCTTTTTTAGTAGATTAGAATCAGGAGGTGCTTCCAATTTAAAAAGTTTAAATGAAATAGCAAAGATTTTGGATGTAGATATTTCAATTTTTTTTATTTAATTTCATAAGTTTATTTTACTTATGAAAAAATTTCTATGGAGAGAAAAGGAGGAGAGATGGAAAATAATTTAGATAATTTAAAAATTTTAAAAGAAAATATTTTTAAAGAAGAAGAAAAAATAAAAGAGTTAAAAGAAAAGATAGATAGATTAAATATTGAATACACACAAAAAAGATTTGAATATGAAAAATTAGAAAGAACAACAGGAGCGAGAAGTAAAGTAACTTGGGCTTGTATAGATATACAAAAATATCTATCAAATAAGTTAATAGAAATTGGAAATATTTATAATCTTTCAGATGAAAGTATTAGAAATGAGTTGGTAAGACCTTTGAAACAGTTAGCAATTCATTTAAGAAAATTTGCAGACAATTTAGATGAAATAACTAACAATGATAAAAAATTTATAGAAAAATAGTAAAAGGAGGAGAGATGAAAGAATTAAAATCAAAAAATCAAATAACAAGTTTGGAATTATTAGATCAAATAAATCTTTTTAGAAAAGAAGAGTATAAGGAAAAGTTAAAAAATAATACTTTAACAGAAGCAGAGAAGAAGAAAGGAAAATTCACAAAATTAGAGCATTATAATTTATTAAATATTATAAGAGATGAGTTCTCAGAAGAAATCAACGCCTTAAAAATTTTCGCCGTTGAATATAAGGATAAAAAGGGAGAAAAAAGACCAATGTTCATCTTAACTCTTAATCAAGCTAAGCAAGTTTTGTTGAGAGAAAGTAAATATGTAAGAAGAGCGATTATAACTTATATAGAAGTTTTAGAACAAGCAATGATAGATAAAGCTAAAAGTGAATGGTTGCTAACAAGGCAACAAGGAAAGTTAGTAAGAAGGGAAGAAACAGATGTTATCCAAGAATTAATAGAGTATGCAAAAAGACAAGGGAGTGAACACTCAGATAAGCTATATATGACTTATAGTAAGTTAGTAAATTCACTTGTTGGAATAAAAGCAAATTCAAGAGATAAAGTTGATTTTGGAATATTGATGATAATAAGACAATTAGAAGATATGTTTACAAGAGTGATAGCAAGTTCAATGGAAAATGAACTGCACTACAAAGAAATCTATAAAATTTGTAAAAATCAAGGAACACAACTTATAGAAATAGTTAGTGGGAATGTAAGAACTCTTGGATATATAAATTAAAAATCTAAGGCTAGTCCTTAGACACATAGCTACAAGCATTTTTGCTCACTTCTACCCATCAGAAGTGAGTTCTTCCATTATAGCTATCTGTGTAAGGTGTAGCTACTGGATAAAACTAAGTCCACGAATGTGGGTAGGCTTTGGCTTAGAATCTTATGTTTTATCACTTACAAATAGACTGTTGCAAGTCTACAAGTTGCAACTATAAATTTTATTAGTTTTATGATTGGAAAAACTAATCATCTGACACCTTTCCCTAACACAGAAAAGGCAAGACCTAATCTGTGGATAATTCTAGGTAGCTGGGGAAGGTGTTAGATGTAAAAATTTCAAAATTTTTTTAAGGCTTTTCTGGATAAATATTAATTTTTTTATATATATCAACGAAATTATTAAGATTTTTTCTGGAGAAGTTAATAAGAATATGCATAAAATATTTTAAAATATTTTATATTTTAGTTTTTTATTGAACTTAAATGATATTTTAATATTATAAATATTTTGAAATATTTTAATGTGAAATAAAATTCTAAAAAAATTCTAATATTTTTTCTATATGTATCAATAGAAAATAAATAAAAAATATGCATATTCTAAAATAATTAATGCATTATTTTACTTCAATCTTTCCTACTAAATTTCCTACTTGCGAAATGTTGATGTAAAAGAAATATTAATATTTTTCCTACTAAATTCAACTAATTTATTACTTGAATTAGTGGGGGCTATTCGTAGCCTACCAAGCTCTGAGTAGTCCTTACTAATTGAATTAATAAAGAGAGAGTTAAGGTAGGCTCTCCAAATATACAGGAGGTAAAAATGGAAGATAGAACATTAAAACAATTATTAATGTCAAGTAGTTATTTTGTATTAAATAAACAAATAGTTAAAGCAATAGGAATAGAATCAGGATTTTTATTAACAACTTTGATAGAAGCTAGTGATGGGCTTGCTAATGAAGATGGCTGGTTTTATAAAACTTCTCCATCTTTGGAAGAAGAAACAGGGCTTTCTAATCACAAGCAAAGTAAAATCATTGAGGAATTAACAAAATTAGGTATTCTTGAACAAGAAAATAAAGGAATGCCAATGAAAAGATATTTTAGAATTAATTTTCAAAAAATAGAAGAATTAGTTTTTAAAAAGGATTTAAAAAATTTAAAACCAAGCATTAAAGAAAATGAAAAGCAAGGTTTTAAAAATTTTGAAAGCAAGGATTTAAAAAATTCAAATGCATGCATTGAAAAAATTTCAAACAATAAAGAATTAAATAATAATAACTTAAATAAAGAACTTAATAATAATATATATAAAGAGGCTGTTGAGTACTTAAATCTAAAAGCAGGAACTAAGTATAAATCTAGTTCTAAGAATACAACTAAACATATAAGAGCTAGGATTAAGGATGGTTATACACTAGAAGACTTTAAAACCGTTATAGACAAAAAATGCTCTGAGTGGCTAAATACTGATATGGAGAAGTATTTATGTCCAGATACTTTATTTGGCTCTAAATTTGAAAAGTATCTAAATCAAAAAATAAATGGTCCTGGTGTTAATAAAAACACTCAAAATAATGCAGCACAAGATATAAAATGGGGGGATTAGTATGTGCGTGGTAAATATCAAAGAAGTGGCAGAAAAAATAAAAAACAATGATTTTGATTTTATAGAAAAAAAGCCATTAGAAGTATTAGAAAATGGCGATATAGTCTTAAAGAGATGCGAAGTTTGTGGAGAGGTTATAGAGTACAAAACTCCACAAGGTTACACATTTAGCAAAGATTGTGCTTGTGTAAGAAGTTACAGAAAACAAGCTAGATTAAAAAGATTTAAGGAATTATCTATAACCGATAGAAATGCAGGAAGTAACATTTTTTCTAATGCTGAAATAGATAAAGCTAACACAGAAGAAAGGGAAATTTACAAAGAGTTATACAAGTATGCTGAAGATTTTAGCATAGAAAAACACGGATATATTTTTGCTGGTGGAGTTGGAACAGGTAAAACTTTCCTGGCAAATTGTGTTTGTAATATGCTAGATGAAAAAGGCTTTTCAGTTCTAAGTTTCTCACTAGGAGCATATTTTAACAGAATTAGAAAAAACATAGATGAGGAAGAAAGTTTTATATCTGCTATTAAAGATGTGGATTTATTATTCATTGATGACTTAGGAAGTGAGTACATCAACAGAGAAAATGGGAAAATGTGGGCAGAAGAGAAAATTTTTAGATTATTTGATGAAAGATACAGGGCAGGGAAGCCAATCATAATTACAACTAATCTGAAAGTTGGAGAACTTAAAGAACATCTAAAAATAAATGGAGATGACAAAATTTATGACAGATTAAAAGAGATGTGCAAATATATAGAATTTAATTGGAAAAGTAAAAGAAAATTAAAAATATAGGAGGAATAAAATGAGAAAATTATTGTTTATGTTATGTTTAATTGTATTGTTTACAGGTTGTGATGAATTTGGAACTGATAAGGATATTCGTTCAACTGCGAGATTGGGAAGTAAGTTAGCAGAAAATCAACCAACACCAAATGATATTGATTATAGCTTAGAAAGGTATAATCTGATTCGTAGGACATATTGGGTAAATGGTCAAAGAGAAAAAGCTATCAATTTACCTTGTCCTGTTGTAAAACCATTTGGATATATAGTTTTATTTACTGAAAATGGAGGGATAGTAGGTTCATTTACTGTGGATGGAAAAGTATCTAGTTTAAATAGTTTTTTAACTCCAGATAGCGAATATTACTCAAGTGGTACTTATAATGATTGGCTACCTGATGTAGATGGAAGTTATGGAGAAAATGACAATATGGGTATATTCTTTTTTACTAATGATGGAAAATATATAGAATGGACTGGAACATACTTATATAGTGATATACCTATGAAAGTTGAAAATCCAATAGTTAAATATGAAATTGGAGGGAATAAATGAAGACAGTAGGATGGATAATATCTGGAATAATTGGGTTATTAATAGTAGTTTTGTTAATGAATGGTTTTGGTTTCTTTAATGAAAAAGTTAATTATACATATCAAAAAGCTATTGACAATATAAGTTACAACAGGTTAAAAAAAGTTGAAGATACTGCTAGAGCAATGATTGCAACATATAAATCAGATAAATTAACTTATGAGGCTTATAAAAATACAGATGTAGAACTTGCAACACAGGCTAAAATAAGAGCAAACAGAACAGCAGTTGCTTACAATGAGTATATTTTAAAAAATAATTTTCAATGGAAAGGGAATATCCCTAGTGACATTTATAATCAATTGGAAATAATAGAGTAGGAGGAACAGATGGTAAATAAAAAAATGACAATGAGAGATTATTACAGAAGCTTTATAACAAAAGCTAACAAAGAGGCAGGAGTTATTTTTAATGCTTCTAAGCTAAATAGCAAGGAGGAATGTGAGGAGTATCTTTTAAATCTAATCAAAAATTTAAGGCATAAAAAGCAAGACAATAAGGCTTATGTTAAAGAAATTGACAGTTTAAAAGAGGAAATTGAAATTTTGAAAAAGGATAATAATAATTTAATTGTTAAAAATAAAGATAGAAATTTTTTATTTAAACTAGCTAATCAAGCTAGTAGTGATTGTTTTCACGAAAAGTTAGAACATAACATCACAAAAAAGAGAATAAAAGACCATAAAATAATAGTTTGTAGCTTAGTTGCAATTAGTATTATAGAAGCAGTTTCAATAGCAATGCTTTTATGGAAGTGATGAGATGAAGCTAATATATAAAATACCAATAAACATAGATAAAAAACATCTTAGTCTTAATAAAATTTATGCTGGTGTACATTGGGCTAAGAGAAAAAAAGATAAAGATGAAATATGGCTACTTGTTAGAAGTGTGGTAGGTATGCAAAAACCACTGGAAAAGCCTGTTAAAATTAAAATGTCTTTTAATTCTGAATTAGATGTATCTAATCACGGCTATTTGTTTAAAATGATTGAAGATAGCCTAGTTAAATGCAAGTTGCTAAATGATGATAATGATGAATTTGTAAAGCAAGTTATTATGGAAAAACAAAAAGAATTTAAAGGTGTAATAGTAGAAGTTG